GTTGTCGCCATCGATGAGAATAAATCTGGCTGTATCCGAGGCCTGTGCCGCTGCTTTGTGAGCAGCATCGCTGCCCTGTACGCCATCCACCCGTTTGGCCCAAGGCACCATGTTCTTAATCTTAACCCAATGCTCTTCTTTTTGTGGCTCGTCATAGGTAAGTACCACGACATCCAAGTCGGCAATATCTACAGATTTCATAATTTTTATTTTCCATTGCTAAATATAGGTGCCAGTCGCGATGTTGGAAGCATCCACCGGCTCTAATGCTACAAGGAGCAATCAGCATGAATACTTATAATAAAACTAACCCTCCCAACGGGTTTTATGTATACGCATATCTAAGAGAAGATAATACCCCTTATTATATAGGTAAAGGCAAAGGATTACGAGCCTGGATTAAAATTAAATCTAGAGAACGGACAAACTGCCCAAAAGATAAATCCAGAATTGTATTTTTAGAAGCTAACTTAACCGAGCTCGGCGCTCTTGCACTAGAACGCAGAATGATTCGGTGGTATGGACGTAAAGACCTCGGAACAGGTATTTTAAGAAATCTCACCGACGGAGGCGAAGGTGGAAATGGTGCAATTCGAAGCATAGAAACACGAGCAAAAATATCTGCTTCTGCAAAAGGGAAAACCAAAGGCCCAATGAGTGAAGAGTTAAAACAACAAATATCTAATAAACTCAAAGGTAGAAATACGCACCGAAAAGGAAAGTCTGGGGAATACAAACACACAATTGAGGCTAAAGAAAAAATAGCCGAGTCTAATAGACGTAGAATTTATTCCGCAGAGACTCGAGCAAAAATAGCTGCCGGAGTTAAAGCTGCAAATCTAAGACGATTGTCAAAATAATCAATTTGTGTCATTTGTTTTTAATCTCCAGCACTGATGCTCCGTGTCCGGTGGAACAACAATGCTAACATCTGTGGGATAGCAAGGTGTTCCTGTTTCGCTGGGCATCAGCTTCTTTGTGCGGTTAGTTCTTAGTTCTACCAACTGCCCGTTACGTACCCGGACGTTCATACTGGCACGTTGATATTGTTCAGGGGTTACGTTAATGTAATTACCTGGTTTATCTTCCTGTGTGTAAAACAATGGATCGCCCTTTTCGTCGTGGTGCAGTCTCCAGAATATCACAGGTGGTTGCCAGGGTTCCAAGTTGTTGAATACTTGCCAAAAGTTTTCAGTGGTTTCATTCATTGATGCGATCCTTGACATGTAAATGAACAAAGCCCCATTGTGCCACTGTTTGTATGCGCAAGGGATTGGCTTCCCACACAAGTTCGTCGGTCCAAGCTGGCGCTGAGAAGGGACTCATGCCTGCTTTCATATGCACAATTTGTGGGCCCAAGTCCGGCGGTAGTGTAACCTGCTCAGGGCCCATGATTTGCGCGGCCATGGCATACACTACATCTGTCGACGGAACATCCTCAGGAAACTTTAACAAAGTCTTGTAAGAACTCCAGTTTGAAAAGATTTTCTTAACAAGTTTAAAGAAATCTGTAGCAGTCTTGCTCACACGCCAATACGTCACAGCATTGTAGACATCGGGCAAGTTGTTGACATCGAAAATCTTACGATACTTTCTACTGGCAGCAGGTTGGTCATAGAAATCTCTTGCGCCTTGACTGATCACAACGTCACGGTGTTCAAACAAGGTCCACAAATGATCCACAGCACTGGCAACCATCATGTCTGCTTCTAGTTTGATTGTTTGTCTAAATGGGGTATGACTGAATACTAGAGGATCGTTGGCATAGGGATTTTCTGTATCAATATCTTCTACTATATGTGTGTAAGCAAACAGGTGAGGATCAGCGGCATACTTTTCGTTTGTTAACAAACAGATTCTAGCATCAGGGTGCCGCATCAGCAGCGTTTTAGCCAAAGCCCTAGCACAGTCAACATAGTCAACTGATCCTGTGTTAAATGCAGGGATAATATATCCGCGTTCTTCAATTACTTGCAATCACTGCCTCCAAATACTTTTTACCCATGGCATGAAAGTCTTGCCCTGCGATGCTGACACTTTTGGGTTTTCCGTCCCTTCCTGCATACTTCATAATCCATGCTTCAGCAGAGCCATAGGAGTCTCTAGACAATTCAGTGTCCGGCATTACACTAAACAACGGCCAGGGAATACTATCTACTTTGAGTGTATGCCCAGACACAATACCCAGTGCAATACTCAAGGAGTAGTCGTTGCGGTAATTGTGTTCTGTTATTCCATATAAGTTCCTGTAGTGCTGCCAGTTGTTTTTGATCATTTCCATGCAATCAAAGATATATTGTGCAGTAGGGCTCTTGCGGAACATCATCACAGTTGCCCACCACATAGGAAACTTGTTGCGCCCAAATGTATCTAAAAATGGTTCGTCGGGACGAGCGACATTAAACGCTGCTCTGTGTGCTAAAAAGTCCTGCGGGGCAGTCAGGACTTGTCGGAGTTGGTCCCCACAGACAACGTAATCGGAATCCAGGACAAGGGTTTGTTCAAATGGAGATAAACTGTAAGCATCTGTTCGTCCGGCGTTGTGCCATGACACAGTGTCGCCATAATCTTCAAAGTATCTCGAACCCCCGGTTTGGGCTCCCGCGTAAATGACATGCTCAAATTGTTGATGTAGTCCGTTATCTGTTGAATCTGTGACGATTGCAACCGGAATGGAGAGGTGCGCACGAATCCTTTCAGCACTCCAAGTGGCCATTTTAACGTAATCAGTTTTTTCATTGTTGAACGCAAATATAAGTGCGCCTGTGGTCATCGTTGTTTACTCAATTCTTCAAATTCCACTAACCAAGCATTCATTTGTTCCTGCCAACGTTGCTGGCTTAATGCTAATAATTCGCGTGTCTGCACTTTTACAGGATTGCCGTATAAGTCTAAAATAACTGCTTCTGAGTCTGGACATGTCAGCACAGTCATTTGAAGTTCAGGACCCGCCGAAAACATACCGCCGTTGTAGGCAAATATCATTTTGGCTTGATATTTTTCTTTTAGTATTCGTTTTGCCGATTCGTGATCAAAACGTGCCCGTGCATGGGCTACAATATTTTCTGTTGTCATTGAAACAGTATACAGGAATTTTAGATAAAAGTAAAGGGGCCTAAGCCCCTTTTGGTAAAACTAAATCAATTAGCTTAGAACTGTTGCAGCCGATATTGTGATGGCTCCCCAGGTGTTTGCAATATAAGTTGTTTCTGGAGCAACGTAGTTAACAACTGTGGTTGGGCCTGTGCCAGCAACGCCGCCTGTGATAATTTCTGTAGAACCTGGTGTAGCAGAGCTAGCGTTGATCCAAGCAGTAGTGAATGTCAATACTGTAGGGTTTGTATTATCATTAACTACAGCTTGCAATCTAATATGGTCACTAGTGTACGGAGACGAGTCAGCATATTGATCATACAATGTGGATGCCACAGTAGATAGATTATAAAAACCAACTGTGGTGTTTAATGTAGTAGGTACCCCTGTTCCACCTGATTTTGTAGTTCCTGTGTACGAAGTGCCATTAATAGTGTGCGCTGCGTTTGCACCACTGAGATAAATTGTACCAGTTAATGTTTGTGCTAGGTCGTTCCACTCAGTATCAGCTTCGGTGCCTGTTGATGTTTTAGCAACGTCCCACTTGATTAACCCACCCGAGTTAAAGAAATAACGTGCAGCAGCAGCATTGGCAAATGTAACAGTATGTGTGGTAGTAATTGTCCAAACACTGTTTGGTGTATTGGTTGCTTGCCACCAAGTTCCTGTTGCTGGCGAAATAGTTGCACCCGAACTTACAGCATTGTTTCGATTATTATAACAGTTAGTTAAGTCTGTGGCAACTGCTGAAAGAACAGCAATAGTATTACCTGCAACTGGGGCTGTTCTTGCTGTAATTGTAGTACCTTGGTGACTTGCAATAGAACTAATACGGTTAACTAAGTCTGCCCATGAGGTAGCTGTTACTGTTCCGCCTGCAGACACAGTCGACAGCGTAGTTGATTGGCCGTATCCGTAAGTGCCGGCACCTGTGCCCCAGATTGCATTGACGTTGCCGTTTGTAGTTGTGCTGGCAAAACCATTGTAATCTGTTGCTTCAATTAATCCACCAGATGTATAACTCATTACTATTTCCTATTATTTAATCGTCACAATTGCTTCAACTTCGCCATTACCTTGATCAGCTTTGGAAGTCAATGCACGACCGATAACGTTAAATGCTGTGGCTTCGCCTGGTTGGGCTGCTCTTGCATATCCATTGCCTGCAGATACAAGGCGATCGCCTTTGTTAACAACGCCAACAACTTTAACTGGAACGCGGCCTGTCATTGCAACAGGTGGGTGAGTTTCGTCACTACCGGCAGCACTATTCATCAAGTAAGCTGCTCTTGTACTTATGACACCAAACACTTTGTCGCTTAGGTCACTGGTAACTCTGGTAATTTCTTTGTCGCCGCCTAATTCAACAACAGTACCAGCTTCGTAAACTTCGTCAGCTGCAAAACGTTCTGCAACGTCGGCGTAGTTAGCGTTAACTTGATTACCTGCTACAGTACCATTGGCGCCATAGATAGTTAATGCTGTAGTTGGAGTTCCGCCTACATTGACCGAGAATGTCATGTTTTGTCCGCTTGTTTGGTTAGCAAGTGTAACAACACCTGCGCCCGAAACGCTGAGTTTAGCATCCTGGTCGACACCAACTGTTAGGCCAGAGTCATTGAGAATACCCAATGTGCCACTTGTGGTATCTGCAGAAGTAGAACTTAAAAAGCCAGTAGAATCGATGCCGTCCAATAATTGACTGTCTGTTGCTGTTCCCTGGAACAACGGAGTTTGGCTACCTACAGTAGTAGCCATGGTCATACCGGGGCGTACTGTAGTAAATCCTGAGATAGCAGTTTGTGGAGTAAATGCTGCATCTTTAGACATGATTGATACAACACTGTCTTCGACGTAGAATTTAATTACGACGTGACTGACAGAAGTATTATCGACAATCGTGTCAACAATTGCACCTGTTGTGCCTGTTCCAGCAGTAAATGCAGGACCAACTAATAACCAGGCAGTTCCTGTGTAGACTTTTAACTGTGCGTTTGTAGAATCATACCACAAGTCACCGGCTACACTAGTAGCTCCGCTAGGTGCGCTGCTCTGTGCTGTTGCGCCACCGATGCGCTTCCATGCTGAACCACTGTAAACATTAAGATTATTATTGGTTTTATCCCACCAAATCTGACCTGTTAGCGGTGCGCTAGGTGCAGTAGTGTTGGCTCCATTTTCCAACAAGTGAATAAAGTTTTCGTCTAAAAACTCGCCATAACCAGCGTAGTTTTTACCAACAAGTGTCATTGAACTTGATGTGTTGATGGTGCCGTCTGCAATAGTAGCAAAAATTGCGCCATCGGTAAGATTGATTGTATATGCCATTTTCAGGTTACTCCGTGCTTGCTTTATTTATTTACCGTTAATCTATACATATTACGTTTGACTTAAATTAGTCAAAGTTTGAATACGCAATGTATAATCAATTTGAATCTGACGATTCAAACTCTTTTGAACTGGGTGAAAAATAACGTGTGTTATTAATCTCAAGTCTGTTACTGACCCGTTCCAGGATTTAAGTCCTAGTTCGTCAAAAACATATTCACCATTGAAATTAGTTGAGTTATCAAATGCCTGTTGTCCAGCAGGCTCGCCGTAATCCAGCAAACAACTTACCAAAATGTCAGTGTAAACTTTACCAGTTGTGTGCAATACTGTCATTTTATTGTTGACAGCATCGGTGTTTGCACTGGAGTTATCGTCTACAACTTTGGCGTAAGTTTCGTTGTATAAGTCAGCGTTTTGTCCTGTTGTGTTAGGCGGGAGATAGGTAATAACACCAGTTGGATCCACAGAACTACCACCATTGCCGAATGCCATTTGATAGATCCATCCAACATTTCTGTTGCTTAGTGTTTCTGCCATTGCAATCGAAATGTTTTCGTAATGAATGGCATTCTTCTTGTCCACTAGAATTTCGCCGCTGTTTGGGTCAAGGATCTTTACAAATCCTTCAATTTTGGCCAGTCCTGGCTGAATGATCATGCTCGTTTCTCCACAAATTTTTCCTGTGTGTTAGGATCAAAAATTTTAACAAATCCTTCTACGTTAATACTGCCCATTTCATTGGGCTTCTTGGGCACAGGATTCGGCTTTTGTTGTACCGTTTCGGTCTGTTGTTGATTACTCTGATTCATGCATTATTTACCTGTGTTTACAAGCCCCTCAAGAACCTTGCGGCCTGAGTGTCAGTATCTTGCAATGCAACACCATTGCTAGGAGTATTAATGCCCGGAGCGTACCAAGTTACACCACGACGTACCAATATAACTATTTCTACACCTGCTGCTGGGGCTGTTTCAAACTCCACAGTAACTGGATTTACATCCGAAATTGTATATCCATCAGTCATTCTTGTTCCACCTACCCAGACTTCAACAGATTCAATTGGTAAAGAACTATCGTTGGGATCAAACACAATGTTATCAGCTTCAAAAACCGTTGTTGTGCCGTTGCCCGAGAATGTATTGCTGTTGATGTAATTCTGGAATTCTGAGTCCATAATTTCATTGCGAGACAAGCTGTATACAATTGAACCTGTTGTGTGTTCAGCAACAGCAGTACCGGCAGTTCCACGGCGTAAGCTACTAACAGTGTTGTTAATAACATCAATATTGCGATACATAATTCTTTCGCCATTGATAGTTATAATTCCCCAAATATTGTTTTCAATATCCGGAGTTGGTAGATTTGCAGCAGCATCAACATAGATAATATCAGCAGATGTAGATAGATTTTGTACCAATGTTGTAGTTGTAGTTGGTGTAATTCTATAAGTTGCCTGAACTCCACGCATGTCCTGGAATATACGGAATGCCATTTCATTTGGCACCTGACTATTTGTAAATTCAGTGATCATCACAACAGCAGTAGGGCTAATGATTCCGAAACTATCAGCAAGAACAATTTCACCGTTCGAAATAGTAAAATCTTCACCGTAGAATAATCTTAATCCGTTTAGGGTCACTATCATTCGTGATGGGTTAGTGTCAGGTCGGCCCATGAATAAGTCATTGCTAGTTACAACTACACCTTCGGTATAGTCAAAGCTACCAGGGTCAAAACTCACATCTGCTGCATCAAAGTCAGTTGAATCGTATCCTTCTGTGACAGTGGCGCCACTTGATACTGGTCCAACATATACTGTTGTAAGAATATCTTGTTGTCTAGTGTCATTCCAAGTTGCTACAGTAATTACATCACCGGCAACCGGAGTAACACCTTGGATAAACAATGATGATCCGCTTGTGATTACTGCCTGTGCTTGTGTAGTCACAGCAATTAAAATACGCTGACCTTCTGCAGGAGCAGTTGTAAATGTAATTTGTCTTGTATCGCCGACATACGGGTCAACAGTAAAGTCTACGCCTAGAGTCTGCGGAATGTCGTTAATGTACACCAACACTTCGTTGTCGGCAATTAATGACTGACTAAATCCTAAACGATCTGGCAACACGTATGCACTGCTACCATCAGCATAATGTTCTATATTAGCTGCGGTTCTTAAACGACGACCATTGATACCAACTATGAGCACCGCTGGGTTAGAGTATTCAAGACTGTTATCAAGTTCAAAAATTGTGGTCGACCCGTCACACACGATAAACTGGGTTACAGGTGTGCTCCAACTGTAATTAACAGTTGTGCCGTCGATTGTTGTTGGTCCCAACGCATACAAGGTTACAACATGGTTGATTGTAAATGTTGCACCAAATGTAACCACAGTGGTATTACCTGTGCCCGCAGCGTAAGTTAGATTAGTGTATTTCTGACCGTTAACCCAGACATCAATTTCTTGTAACTCTGAGTATGCAACCGGAATTGTTACAGTGTTACCAATTTCGTTGCCGTTCCAGGTATTTCTGTATAGTTGATTTCCGCCGCCTGCGCCGTATGCAACACCTTGCAAGGTATCGCCAACGCTGATTCCCGATACTACAGTAAAGGTTCTAGCAGCCCAATTTACTGTGTAGTTCACACCCGGAACAAGATTCAAGTTAGTTGTTCTGTTGGTTAATGTGCCTCCTACCAGGAACGGTATTTCGTCATACCATCCACTAAAATCATAAACTGCTGGCACTGAATCAACCACGATTGCTTGCCCAAATGTAGGGAAGCCATGGCCGTTTACAGCCCAGTCAGAACCTGCACGAGTATAAACACGCATGTCTAGAGTATCAAACTCAGCTCCCGGTACCAGTTCTTCTGGAGCATAGCTTGAATAGGTGTCAACATAAGCACCGCCATCAACATTAACGTCAGTTGCTCGTGTGCCTAAGAATGGATCAAGATAAGAACTTTCGTACACAGCATCCAGTATAGCAGGATCATAAGTTGGACGACCTTCTGGTCCATAGCTGATGTTGTCAAACGGATTAATATCAAAGTTACCAACATCAAAGCCAGTGTTTTGATTAAATCCTGGGCCGGTAACTTGTACTCCTGGGTATTCAATTCCATCAATCAATAATGGCAATTGTAATCCTGGCTCATTAACAGTAGCAACATAGAAACCTTGTGTTCTATTAGCGCCGCTGAGATCAGAAGCTGGTACTAATAACCAGTTATCGGGATCAAACTCAGTTGTTTGAACTGTTCCGATTGCTGCCCACACGCGATTATTGTATCTTACTTGTGTTCCACTGCTGTAACTGACGTTGGATTCCCAGTCAACCACAGTTGATTGATATTCGCAACGATCATATTTGATCGTTGTTTTGATAGATCTAACCAACTCGTTGTTCATTACTGGATAAGCAGTTGCGCCCGAACCACTACCACCTGTTATAGCAATTGTTGGGGTTGTTACATACCCGGCACCCGGAACGATTACATCAATTGCCACAACTTGGCCAGCACTGTTAATACGTGCCAGCAATTCTGCTGCAACTGTACACTCGCCTATTACTGTCACTGTTGGGATTTCAACATATCCCGAGCCGCCGTTGAGTATAGTAACATCATTAACGCTCAATAGATAATTGTTATACCATTGGTTCCAAGGCCACTCTGCCCAAATTTGTGCGCTAGTGCCGGCGTCTGAAACTGTGTTAGGAGTCCCAGTCCCGCCTGCAGTGCTTTTATCGTATGGTAATAGCACAGGACTTACATACTGTGGGATTTCTAAGAGATTGTTATAATAGCTCGGAACATCAAAGTCAGACAACTGGCCTTGGTATGCGTCTTCACCATTGTATGATAAACTAAAATCTCGTATTTGTACGTGATATGGTTTAACTTCATTGAGATAATCAAGCACAAATTCTTGATTGTCTTGACGATATACTTGGTATGGCAGCAATTGACGAATCTTATGATTAACGTCAATCAAACTTGTTTTTGTTAACCATTCAGGCGCTTCGGATTCGCTCAATATAAAGTTAAACATTAATATTAATGCACGGTTACGATGTATTGCTAGATCGCCAACAAATAACTCTTCATTGATTGCCTGTATAATTTTTCTAGTTTCAATAACTGGCTCTTGGTCAAAGTACTGTGCGTCAAATACTTCAACGTCAAATCCAAAACGTCCAATAGAATAGTCCCACAAGTCTTGAGCAAATGCAATGGTTCCGTTTTGTAATCCAACACGATCCCATCCAGTAACTGTACGTAAATAAATTTCAAATTTGCCTTGGGCATTAGCAGTAACCTTTACGCTGCTACCTACTGCGGTATCAAAAAAGATTGTTGCTAATTCTGAATATGTAGCCACTTCGGCAACCGGAACAATACTACTGTTGTAAGTTGGATCGTACCAATTAATATATTCCCAGTATTGTCTTGTGTCGTAGTTTTGTACTCGAGTTAACAATGTGTATCGAGGTGCCGAAGGAATATTAGTATCCTGAGCCACTGTATAAATGGTCCAATTGCCATTGTTAGTGCTATCATAAGCCACAAGATATTTGTAACCTAGCGGTACCGCGTAAATATTTTGATACCCAAGCTCCTCAATGGTAGCTAGTCGTTGATTCCATTCGCCGCTGGCCACAGTGGGCTCTGGCTCAATGCTGTTCAGTAGAGTGAACGATTTGTTTTCAACAGTAGGATAGTCTTTTAAAATCTCGTTGACATAGGTTAGATAATTCTTCAGAGCAGCATAACGATCAACAAACATGCTCTGACGTGGTCTAAACTGTACGCCATAACGTTCTGCTGGGCTTAATGTAATGTCAGGAACAGCAGCTCCGTTGGAGTTTACACCGCAGAAACTATCTTGTAATTTTCTATACAAGTTAGCACTTAAGAAACTATCTTCTTTGTCTTGTGCAATGAGTTCGTATTCTGTATGAATGTTCGCACTGGTTTCTTCGCGATCATAATCAATATGAATAATAGTGTCAGACGCACTTAGATATTCAATTCCGTTGTAGATTGCAAAGGTGTTGGCATCAATCGGCGCAATGTAAGGGATACCCGAACTCTTGGGACTTTCGATGTAACGAGCAATACCAACAGTGCTTAATGTTTTACCTGCACCTGTATCAATGGTCTCTAACCCAGTTACCCAGAAATAATAACTGGTAACAAATATACCCTGAGAATTAAGTTTCGAAGTAACTGTAAAATCTTCTAGAGAATATGGCACACCCGGACCTGTGTATTGTGCTGGTGGAACATCAGCGGCAATCCATTGGTAAACTTCGATTTTACTTCCAGGGAACGTTTGCGCCCAGCGACGGCTTGTATAGACAACATCGTTTTGCATCGGGTCTATGAATCTTACCGAACTAATATCCCACCAAATGCGGCCTACTAGGTCATCGGCCCAGAAATTACCATTGTTATTTGCAGGGCCTGCATTGTATTTTGCAGGATCATCACTGCCGATGTAATCAATGTTCTGTCGAGCTGCACCTAGTATTTTTCCTTGGATTGGATTGATTGAATCAAAGAAATGGGTTGCGCTAGATTGCAACTTATCATACATGTAGACGCCGTTAATCAAATTAATGTCAGCAACAGGAGTCTGAACATGAATTGGATACCAGCTAGGTCTGTTAGTTGCATTGGTAAAAATAGCAGTGCGTCCGTAGTCCACAGAACTATCGCCAAGATCACTACCTGGGCTACCAACTAATAATCTGCCATTGACATAACTAACTGCTGAACCCCATTGGTCTAAGCTAGCCACGCCAGTATCATAGATTTGCTGACCAAACACATATTTTGAAGGGTTACTTAATACCGCGGTCGAACTAGCCAAATAATCATATGAGTATACTGCGCCTGATTGAACAACCACAGTAGAGAACGTAGTGCTACGATCATCAAAATATGTTGTTTTGTCATCAAATGTATTAGGCTCGTAAATATTGCCACCTGGTGCACCAACAATTAATGTCATTGCATCACTTGAGAATGCCAGTGATGAACCAAAATTTGCATTCAGTGTTGGCGCAGGACTTGTAATGGTCTGAGTGTATGCATAGGTATCAAAGCCCAATGCGTTGAATGCAGTGTCGGTTATCCCGGGTAGTACTTGTAGCTTGTTAAATGTACTAGCAGCGGCACTATTAATAATACTAATGGTCAACAGGCCATCAGTAACACTAGAAGTTACATTAGGAATTCCCGATGCATTAATTGCATTAGATAATCCAGTCACTGTATTATTAGGCGCATCAGGAACAGTTACTAACTGATTATTAATTCTAATAGTATCTCCAGCTGTCAACGCAGGATTGGCGTTTAACGAGGTAGTGATACCGTATACTCTAGACTGGTTGATACGTCTTTCCACCGAGCCGGCTTGTATAAATTCTGTTCCATCAGTTGGCGCACCAATTGCTATACTGCAATTAAATGGGCACATGTCAAGTGCTGCACCGTATTGACTTTGATCAAATGGTGCGTTAGCTTCCAGTACTTGTATCTGTGTAAAGATGTTGTTTTCGATCTCGATCACATCGCCTATGTTGAGTTCAACTGAACTTGATAATACAACATCGTCGCCTACAACAGAAAATTGCCCATTGATATATTGTGCAGAATTGGTTAAGTATTCTCCATTGACAATAACTGTGATCGGCCCTTGGTGTCCTGCTGGCAAGGTAAATGTAGTCACTGAGGGATCACTTACAATGTATTTGATAACCCCTCTATCAAACACATAAGAGAGTCCGCTGTTATCAACAGTAGACGAATCATCGTTTGATGCTCCAATTACAATAGATCTACTATCACTGGTCTGTGTAATGCTGGCACCAAATCTAGCATTTGCAGCCAGACCCGACACTGGCAAAGTAGCCACGTATGTAAATTGTGTTGTTGCTGTAACAACCACACTTGCACCGTCGGCAGGGGCTGATATAAAATCAACTATGTTGGCTGAAAATGTATAGTCCATAAATGGACGTTGTAGAATTCCATTGACGGTTACAGATATTTGCCAAATATCAGTTATATTCGCTAGATAGTTAGCAATACTGAACATTGTCGATGACCCATCGCCAATTAATTCCTGGGCACCTTTGCGAGTAATTGTTATTTTCTGACCAGCAGGCGGTAATGTGTTTAATACCACAGTTGATCCGATAACTTCGTAGTCAGTAATATAAGTTAACAGTTGATTGTTGTATACAACAGTGATTTGCTGATCTTCGGTGATCTCAATTAGTCCATCAAACGAATAATTTTTTGTCAAACCATTTGTAGTATATTTGGCTTGTTGAAATTCAACGTCAAGACGAGCAAACGCATAAACTTTGTCATTGCCTGGCGCACCAACGTACAACCAACGTTCAGTTTCGTCGATGGATACCGAATATCCAAATTCCCCAGTACCAAAATCTTCGTCGGGTGCAACTAACAATTGTCTTTGTTCAAATGCGTTATTGTTCTCAGCTCGGTAAATCACTGAGGCATATCCCTGGTTACCGTTTGATGCACTGGCACCAGCTGCTAGCCAACTTTGATTGCCAACGTCAACACTATTTCCGTATCCTAGAATGCCCGGTGTGCCAAGTGTCAATGTGGCTGTTTGTGCATATTGATTGTTGTTGTCTCTGAGATACGGATATACTGCACCAATTTGTGCCGATTCCTCGTATGGTGTTCTGTATCCTGGTGAACCAACTACCGCGATGATATTTTTGTATCCTTGCGCAATACTTGCACCGAATCTAGCTCCATATATATCTGCATCAACAGGTAACGCAGTACTATTAACAAAAGGAGTTTGTTTTTCTAAAACCGTCCATAAGCCAGATCCGTTATTGTCAACCCAGGCCTTGGTTCCAGCTTCTAGTAGATTTGCATAACTTAAATTTAATACGTCACTTGCTTGTGCAACTCTCATGGTTCGCAATACTAAACCAACGCCGCGACCTGTAATAGTATTTCGTATAGGTAAGTTAATTACAATTGTATTTGAACTCGGTACTGCCAATACTTTGTATATTCCATCAACTGAATTATCAAAGAATCGAATAACCGTTACATCTTCTTTTGCAAGTCCGTGCTTGCCAGTAAATTCAACAATAGCAGTAGAATTTAAATTACTAGTGACTGATGATATATACCCTGGTATTGCTGTGCATCGGTAAACATTCCAATCGTATCTGTTGATTTTTGCTGCCCACACTGTTGTCCCTACACCTAGGGAATTAACAACAGCTGACGATCCGCCTAACTGTCCATCTAATGAGAATACAGTTATATCAACGTCGTTGAGACTTACATAACCAGCAGTTGGCAATGCAGCATCTTGCAGTGGTGTTGTAGTAGTTGTAAAAACATCAGTGCTAGTAAGTTTATAGCTCTGTCTCCACACATCTTGTAGTAATACTGTTTGGTCTGCTTGGCTTTCTTGGCCAATGTTTACTAACTGAACAATCGATGGATCCGCCAAAAGATCGGCTTCGTTTAATCTTAGTTCGATAAAACTGCGGTTAGCATTTGCACCATACACACCTTTGAGAATTGCCCAGTTTTCAAATAGGTCGTATTCGGCAACTTCTTTAGTTGTGCGAGCATTTCCGATTAGTCTGACGCTTCGAATTGTGCCTTTGTCGCCAATGAATTGCTTGTATACGTTAACTTGACTAACATCATCGAGATTCAACGATGACATGTATTGACGTGGTCTAAATCCAATTAGTCCGTATGATACTAGATCCTGGTCAGTTGCAAGATTAGCAGTGTTAACGTCATAACTGTTAATTAACTGATTGCTAAAGTTAGGCAAGTTTTGCAACAAGCCGGTTTGAATCTTTGTATAATCACTTTGTGTCCAGTCGGCATAGTCAAATACTGCCTTGGGTTGAACAATAGTTTGTGCTGACCAGTAGTTATTTTTGTACGAAACAATTTCACCCTTGGCATACTTTTTATTAGACTTCCATTCCTCGACTGTTTGCTGATTGTTTAGAATGAAGCCTTGCGCATTTAGTTGCCCGTCCCATTGGTTGCTGATAGTAGCATTTACCATAATTCGGCTTTGTCTTGCTCCGGTCACTGGGTCATAAATTAAATCAGCAAAAACACTTTGATTGTCTAATATTACCATACTTTCGTAACTGGTATATTTTAAATCTAAATAACTGATTGTTTGTTGTGTTTGGGAAATTGCTTTGAACACATTATCCATACGTTCAATAACCAGGTCCCTAACTGGTACTGTACTTCTATTTTGATCTAGAATGTTATTCTCGGGTGTCTGTGCAACAATACTATCAACTATTGCTTGAGATTTAATTGCTGTAATTGAGAACGCAGTAGGATTTAAGTTTATAACTGATCCTACTTCCCACCCTTGGTTTGCCCAGTACAAGAACTCCTGAGCCATTTGATTCCAATTTAGAACGTAGCCGTTGTCTTTGTCGTCAAACACAAGACCTTGGCTAGTTAACAATGCGCCATAACTTAACAAGAAATCAATAGCAATAGTTTTGTTAGTAAACACATATCCGTACGGGATTCTAGTTACCTGATCAGTGTATTGATTTGGTACATCGATGCTTTGGCCGCCCGCAGTAATTGAAGTTTTAGTTCCGTAGGTTTTACTCACTAAAATTTCAAAGAACGGTTGGGTAATACTATATCCGTAGACTGCGTATCCGTCTTCGACAATCTGACACACCACTGAACTATATGTTACTCGGTCAAATGGCTGGTTCTTGTAGACCAGTAGACTATAACTGTCATCGGGCAGCAACAAACTTGAATTTAAACTGTTAGGACTAGACTTTTCTGTATAGATCCGCATGTATTCTTTGTCTGTGAAGCCAGCCATTCTGTAGCAAAGTCGAACATCAAGACTTGCTAAATCAGTTTCTAATGCTGTTGTGCTGTCGATTCCTGTTTGTTGATTGTAATCAATGATCCAATTGATGTAGCTGGCTTTGCTTACGCCATTTCCGTAAACTTGTATGTTTGAACCATCAAGTCTGAATCGTTGGTTATAGAGATACTGATTATAGTCAGTATCGAATTTGTAAAGGTCTCGGTCAGCAAACAATGAGAAGAATTCAGCTGGGCGAGTTAATGCCAGCAATCTCATCACAGCAAACGGATAGCTCGAGCTCTTAGTCCATGAGTATTCAACAGGACCGCCGTCACCGACTGTCCAGCTCTTCTGGAACTGACTATTGTCATAATATCCAACTACAGAGTTAAATGGGCTCAACAACTCGCCTTCGCTGCCAGTAGGAATAATTTCTGTCAGACGTGGTCTTGCATACTGAGGAAGATAATATGTGCCATTAGGATCTGCAACTCGGCCGGCAGCAAGGTCATCCCATAGAACCAAGTTATCGCCAGTGTACGGAGCGGTACCATAAACATCCTGCCACCAAGCAGGCTCAATTGAGAATCCTAACATTTCCCACGGGGTAGTGTCTGGGCTAGTAGTATCGTAGAAATATTGATATAACCCTCTCCAGGCACCGATGCCCAATGCAGTTTCATTTGGCCCAGTTAAAATATTCCCGCACGATGTATAGTTCCATGTAAATTGATCGTTAGCATTGTAAGTTTGTGCTTGATAATTTAACTTGTTCCACCCAATCCAGGTCAAGAAACTCTGACTCAAGATTTGATTTATTTCACTTAGTGAATAATCTGTAGTTCTAAATTGACCAGGGATCACTTCAGTTGCAGACAATGGAATTGGACTGTTAATTTTTAAGTTATCAAAAATTCTAGTTTCAAACTCTAACAGCAAGTCATCACGGAAGTCACCAAACGCCATAGTGAGACTGCCATCATGGCCTTGGATAACCATTTGCGGTTCTGTGTAGTTAGGGTCCAGATATATTCTTGGACGCCATGCTGGATATAATCCTAATTTAGTAGGAGTGTTAGGAACATAGTTTCCGTAGGTTGTTGCATATTCTCTAATAACAACAACATCGCCCACTGCCAATGGAGCAGTAATAGTCAATCGTGGGCCGTCTGTTGATACTATGTAATCATTATCCTTGACTAGTAACACATCATTCAAGTATACCAACAACCCTTTATAGTTCGAGCTAGTAAAGTCGTAAGTAGTTGACAGATCAAACACATCAGTGCTGATTGGTGTAATTGTTGTAGTGGTTTGAGTAAAGGTTGGGCTCACCGGCAACATGTCTGACCAATAAAATGGCGACGACTCTGTTTTACCAGTGTTGATGTCACTAATAATCGACGTCAACATGTCCGGGATAGAATAGTTGGTATAATCATTTCGGACCGCGGTGGCCAACAACTGTACTTTGAACTTTTCATATTCGAGACTATTCCATTCAATCGAATTAAAAATGTTGTAGTCTTTGCTACGCATAAAGTAGCCAGCCAAGGTCATTGGCGCACTTTGTTGTAGAATATTAGTGCCGTAAGGAATTATATTGCCAAGATCTCGTGTGTTGTTGGCGCCGTTGATTGGTCCCACTAATGCTTTTAAATTCTCACCAATAGACTGGTAATGGCTTCTTGCTGTACCTAATGTAAACGATGGGCTGTTTTTGTTTAACGGATTGTTTTCTAAATTAACAGGCACCTGATAAAATGCAACTTTGCTAGTTTTGTTACTTAACGCATTCACCTCAATGATGTCCCCAACGCCAGCAAACTCGTCTACAGTGTTAATTGTAATGATAGTTGTGTCATTGGTGACTTCAAAAGTATAGTCACTTGGATCAATGAATATACCAGCTGAGTATAACTGAATTGCTGGCAGTACTGATGTTGTGTCAACAGGCACATCTAACAACAGAGGCTGGCCGTCATACTGGAATCTAAATTGTTGTCGAATTACGCTCTCGGTAATTGCTGTTTGCCATCCAATTTCTTTAGCATACGACGTTCTATTGCTGTACTCGCGAACATTACCTTCGCTAATATTCTGGGTTGTAGAGATACTATCTCTGGTGTAGGTAAATGAGTCCTCGTATAGATTGTTGTCAAATACAATATCACCAACATTACTTAAACTCAAATATTTAAGTGGGAACCCTAGGATTGTGTCAGCTGTGCCATTTCCGGTTGCATAAGAGAATAATTTGCTGCCCGCAAAATTAGTACTTGGATATTTTGTACGATCTCCGTAACTTACACCGGCGGTGTCGTAAACATTAAACAACGGTGCTTGGTTGACTTTAGTTTTCTGTTGTGCTGCTTGCCAAGTAATACCATCAAAGAAGAACGCACGTCCTTGCTGTGTATTTCCGCTTACGCATACTACACATTGATCAAATAACACTTCAGAATCTGCTGCCGGTACAAGATTGATAATAGGTTCTGCAATCAATGGCGGTACAGTATCTGGAACAATAAATTCAACGACAAAAATTTTATTTCTTACTTCAGGATCAATATCTGCGGCAAAAATAACTCGAGATCCGCTGATAAAATTGTATCCGTCTGTGCTGTATCCAACGCTTCCGTTGATGTTACTTAATGCGTCAGTAGCAGAAAAGTCAATAATATCAACTGGTTGTTTCCCTTGTGTTCCATAATCAAACAATCGTGTGCCTGCACGGTATTCTAAAATAGGACGCTTGGCTCTAAAATTATTGTCAAGGTACGGAACAGTGTTGTTATATTTTGCGCTGGCATTGATTACGTCAATGTGGAACCAACGATTAGTTCGGCACCAAGCATTTAAGTCAGGGCTAGCACGATTGATCACTAGATAATCTGGAACCTCAGGTTGATTTAAACTAGCATCAAAATTGCCAACATCGTATGCCAAACTATCGTAAGGTATTGTGGCACTTTGTGTATATGTTTCTGGGGTGACAAAATTTCCAACAGGCAGTAACTTAATAGCAGTACCAACACCTTCGACATAATAGCTGTTGTTCTCGTAGCTGGTTGGGACAATATTACCAATAAATGTAACTTTTAGCCCATTAGTAAATATTACTCCATTTGGACTGGTGTAGTTTTTCTTGCCAATGATTTCATTGATGTCTAGCGTTCCGGCGTCTGCTTCGTCGACAAGTCGAATCTGTCCAAAAATTTCTGGATCGGTTCCATCTTGATAGTACAATGTGGTTTTAACTGCGGACAACAATGGAATTTTTTCAAATACACCATCGGCATTTTTAAACCATTGTGTATTTGAATTTACAGTGCCCGACAATACAGTGAATTTGTCATAGTTGCTGACAGAGAAAATATTTGTTAATTTAATATATTTGTTGCCGCCTTCGGTGGACACATAGTTAGCTTGCCAGACGCTATATCTTGCACTTGCTGGAACATCTGTTGTTTGGTCAAACAAGGTGGTGTCAAAGCTACCAGGTCTTCCGTTGTTTCCTGAGCCCGCAACAACTGGATCAAATTGAGTAGTTACTTGCCAACCGCCTGATTCGGCATCTGGTTGTTGTTCCTGGAATACCAATGTCTTGCCATCAAGATTAGTAATACCATCGATACCAGTTGGGTATTGTGCTAAAAATCGATCTACAAAAATATTATTAATCTCGTTGAATTTCAACGAGGTGATTAAATCAACTCCATTTGTTGGCAACGAACTTGAGATGTCATTGAGTGTGTAATAAAAACTCTGGTCTGTAGATAACGGAACGTTAAATGTTACAGTTCCAAGATCTTCACCATTATTAACAACTCCCAGCACGTCACGACTGCTGATATTGGGGGTGGCTGAAATTTTTCCATCAACCCCTGGTTCAGTTTGTATCCAGAATCCGGCACCAGTGCCAGGTGTGCCATCGATTACATTAATAACACCCTGCATGTTTCTCTGGACGTCATTGGTATAATACAATGTATCTGGTGCGTCTTGTGGTACAACAAATGTTATTTTGCCTTCTGATGCACCGTTGTTGGTTACGCCTGTGGTATACTGGTCTGTGGTGCCAAGTCCTGGCTGAGTTTTAATATAAAAAGGATAGTCGCCTTTAAGTGCTAATGTGAATACGTAGGTATTTCCTCTAACTAATTGTAGAGTTGGGTTAGGTTGATAATCAATTAGATATGAACTTATACCATCGTTGGACACTCGGTAATTTACAGTTTCCTTGGCATTTTGTGCAACATTAAATTGATACGATCCGCCGCGTACCAGAGTAATAGATGGGTTATCGCCAGTTGCTCCGCTAAACGTATAAACACCATTTTCTCGTGTGACGTCGAACGTGTCTGATGTTGGATATTGACCAGAATATACATTAACATCGTCTGGGCCAGCTGGCAACCAGTAATATTGACTGAAGTTTACAAACTTGTCTAGGTCAACAAACGGATCCCATGTGTAGTATTCACTAGCATAAAGTCTTTGAGCATTTGAAGTCAGACCGCCATACATGCTAATTGCATCAGTTATGCCTGGATATGTAATTGCATCTCGGATTTTAGATGAATCAGGTTGGGTAATAATTACGCCTGGTTCTAACTGATAATCAGTGCGTACTGCTGTGTCTTCTTTAATATACTCGTCGTCTGGGTTTACTCCCGGACCTACACGACGTCCTACATATCCTTGTATTTTAGAAAAGGATGGTTCTTGAACCATCTGATCTAACGTAGCCGCAAGAAACTGTTTGTTTGTTGTTGTTTGAAAAATTTCTGGTAGAAATTCTACAGTTCTAACTCTTGCCATATTAAATTACTCCACTTCCTGGTGCTGTTCTTAGATTTGTGCTTGTCAATGCTTCTATCACTTCAATGTTATTTACTGTCGCTGCATTTGCGAAAATTTGACTTGGGGCTGATCTAATCTCGTAGAGGTCGCCAAAACTTTTTTCTGGGTTCAACGGAACCAATACAACGGAACTTATAATACTTCCTAATGTACTGTGTAGATATGCAGCAAGTTCTGAGAAATAAAAGGTATCACCAAAGTCCCATTTGTCTAGACTAAAATAATTGTTCATTGCTGCAACAACTTGAGTCTTGATTTCACTTTCGCTGGCAGTACTGTTAAATGCCTTGATAACTTTGATCACAGCTCGTAAACTTTCGTCAGCTTTGGCACCAAACAATGGTTTGAATTCAACACTGTTGAAAATCATAGTATCAGAGATCATTTTATAATCTTGTAATCCTTGATATGCCGTGGTCAATTCATTGATAGTTGGCGGAGTTGGCTCAGGCACTGTATTGGTGGTATCCTTGATATAATTCTGATACGCAGTGTAATATTCAGCAGTGACCACATACATATCAATAATGTTAGTAGTCCCTGGGTCAATACGAGATGTCAGTGGCGAGTTGTGTCTATATTGATAATATAAATCTTGGCGACCGGTTCGGGCAATCCAATCAGTTGAAAGTGTCAATGTTCTAGTTTCGGTAGCAAGATCTACCGACAGTACATAAAACAATTTAGTTTCGTAAGTGTAGAATACTTGTCCGTTGACAAATTGCTCCTTGACTAATTCAATTGCAGTAAGGTCGGGATACTCTGAGTTTACAATCCCTTGTTCAACTAGAAGATATCGTTCAAGATTATCAAAGTCCACAGTTTTTTGCAGATACACTAGCTTGTGCGTAGGATCAACTGTTGGTGCAACAATTTCATTGAAGAAGTCAGGGTTGTCGGGGACACCATCGGCATCTGAATCAGTAAAGCTCACAAATACTTGAAAGTCGTCAACAAAGCCGTCGCTTAACACTGGTTGATCAACTATGGTAAGTTTAGTATCTCCACTTAGTGGCAATGCACTATCAGGACGACTATTAGTTTTCAGTACATTGATAAAGTCTTTGATTACTGTACCGGTGCGACTATCATACACTTGCTGATCTCCGTAAAAGAAGAATCGAGTTTGTAACACGCTGCCAAAGTAATATTCTAATGCTCTTGTGCTTACTGTGTAAGTGCTGCCATTGGTAACAAACTGTACCATCCAGCTAGCATCTAAATTAGTTCCTGCTGTGCTGCCAGCATTGGCCAAACTAAATTCAGCATCTTGTGCCAAATTGGTAGATGTAATCAGATACCAGGAACCAGCAGTGCCGGTTATATCGCCAAGGCTATCATATCCAATACCAAAATTTCTGTTCAGTTGAATTTGATTTGCCATTGCTGTTTCAAAGTCCACAGGCAAATCAGTTACAAACACAGGAATAACTTCTGATGCAATTGCGCCAGTTGGAATGTAATTATTCAATACCACTGGTCCTGTTCCATCAGGAAGATTACCAAGACCGTTGTTAGTACCGTCTAAGTAAACTGCGGTAGGGCTAGCCCATAATACTAATTTTTCATCAGACTTAGTAGGGCTTCCTGCTTTGAGTCGATTATTAGCATCAAAATAATAGCCTGGTGGTGGCACGAATTTAACTAGTGCGCCAATGGTAACATATTTTGTGTTATTGCTAGTGTAAGGCCCAATTGGTACTGCATTGCCTGATACGTTTGCAAAATACCCAGTGGTAGTATTTGAGATAGAAGTAGTCAAATGCCAACTTACTCCTAGAGAATTTAAACTCGGTCTAGGAAACTCAGCATAATAAAATTGCTGCATCAAGCTGGCTCTTAGAATAGGCTGAACTCGGTTAGCAATAACATCAGCAATTTCGTTGTTGGTGTTATATGTAAATTGGAAACTTGGCAATGCATAGTTTTCGTACAATGCACCATCGCTGCCAAAAATGTTAGTTGATGCGTACTTTCCTGTTCCGTCAACTAACTCGAGATATCTGCTGGTACCGATGCTAGCACGATTCAACGCTTTTGATTTAAGAATAGAATTGTATGCAGTAAACGGGAAATTATTGTAATCCTCGCCGTTAACCATACGATTTTGTGTATAGTATCTTGCAGGCGCACGTTGTTTGATTTCGTCGATACTTTCTCTGGCACGACTATTTGACACAGGCTCAGTAATGCCGCAAGTGAATGTGATTGTTTCTAATTGACCAGTTCTGCTAATATAACTGATTGGAATAACCACGCTTTGCATTTCTTCAGGGTTGATAATATAAGTCAGCCCGTTGCTTGCTCTAACATAGGTTCTAAAAATACCAACTGGTATAGCAGAGAATACACCATCACCGAATGTCAGCGTGATCTGATCGTTTGTTCTGCTGGTAATAGAAAATACTTCGCGTAGTCCAGCTGCTGATTGTTCTGCGGCAGCGGCATATACACTAGGAACATATTGCCATTCTTTAGCAATTGATCCTACATTGTCAAGTTGGTACAGCCAATGATCATCATTGTTGCAACCTTCGATATTAATAGGCACTGCTTGATTACTGACTTTATCAGCTAGGTTAAAATCCTGATTTTGCAAAACACCTTGTTTAAACAAAAAGAAGTATCCGGTATTGCCGCTGTTAAAACCCAGAGAATCATTGCGGAATAAAATATTAAATTCGCCGTTGGGTGCAGGACTAGGTTCGTAGATATAGTCTCTGTTGGCCGATGTAGCATTGACTGCTTCAAACGGCATGTTTATGCCATCAACTGTGGCTGTGTAAGGGATAACTGGCAGGTACCCAGGTACTAAATTAATTGTATATTCTGAAGTATCTACTCCGAGAATTGTTGTTCTATTGCCCGGACGACCTACTCGTTGATTGCTAACCAATGATGCATTGATAATTGCAGAGAACTGATCTTGCCAGTTGAAATTAGTAGGGTCTGCCCAGTTGACAGTTACATTAGATAAGTTAATGCCATTAACATCAGTGACATTTTCAGTTGTGACTACTGAGAAAATCTTTAGATATCCCGACGCTGATGTATTACGTTTGGGAGTATAGCTAACCAGATTTGCAAGTCGTACTACACTATCTCTACGTTCAGCAGTGTCAAGGTAGTTTTCCCTGGCATTCAAGTCATTACGGAATGCAAGACTCTGCCCCATAAAAGCAATGATGTCTAGTAATGCAATGAATTCAGAACTCTCAATGTAATCGTTGAAAGTTTCCGGGTAGTATAAGCGTAGATAATCTACAAAACTCTTACGCAGAGTCTCAAAGTCGTAGCTTTGAAAGTCTGCCTCGCGGTAGGTTTGGTAAATTCTTTTCCAATCCTCAACACCAAAAATAGCGGTTTGTCTTGTCGTCTTAGCCATAGTAGTCCATTATTTGTTTATTTATGGAACTTAAAAACGGCTCAGTTAAACATAGGTTGCTGTTCTTGTCTCTTGGTCAAAGAAAATTCGCAGGCGCTCGGCTTCAGTGCTGGGAACCAGGGTTAGTTCAATTTGAATTAATAGCCCATTTTCCTGGGGGAATATTTCTGTGTTTATGATTTGTAATCTTGGATCACCTGCAGCAACACGTTGTATTTCTTTTTCAATTGCTGTGATAACCTCATTGGTTTGGTTTTCAAACAAATTATCCCATATTATAGTTCCAACCTGAGGTCTACCTGGGATTTGGCCTTGTCGGATATTCAATGAATTCAGTAGATCGCGTTTAATCAGTGCTGAATCTGTCAGAGTGAACTTTTTGAATTGCCCTTGCGTATTAAATCCAATGAATGTAGCCATGCTGTATTTACCCTTGATTGCTGCCAGGAGCGAATCGGAACGTGCCATCATCAGTGGTAGATGTTGGGTTTACTGCAACTTTCATAATTGTACCGTCTGGGCGGATCACTGTTTCGATTATAGGCTTGGCAGTGGTCCCGGTTCCGGTGCCGTTGGTAACACCAGTATTAATGTCTGCCACAGCGTCGATCGTTGATATAGAATTGTCTTCGACTGCTATATCAACGTCAGTATACTGAGGAACTGGGACTTTGGGGTCGCCAATGCTATTTGCCATATCTTGATCAATTACCCCTCTACTGGTGGCTTCAGAAGCTGTTTCGGCAACTGGAGCATCAGCTGCGATGTTTAACTCTGCAGCAAATGCATCAACATAGTTAACAGCGTATTGACCTTGACGTGCAGAAATTTCAATGTTTGAAGATATTTCAGTACTAGGCGAGAATCCGTCAGCCCAGGCGACAACATCAGTTACTCCGTACTGTGCCGCTGGCTGTACAAATGTTGCAACATACACCGGGTCTTCTTTACCGGTAATTGTACCTGATTTAACAAGTCCATTAAATGCTGCGGCAACTAATCCAACCTGGGCAATATTCTGAATAGCCGGTGAATTCAAAAAGTCTGTTAGGCTATTAACCCCTAACTTGCTAGTCCACGACGACGCTGAATTCAACACTGACTGTACCGATGCAGCTCCGCTATTGATCAGATCAAGTGCAGAAGATTTAATCAAACCCAATGACGTCAGTGCCGACGGACTCTGACCATATAATCCTATGCCACGGGTACCAATATCTGGACCAGTGTATACAGGATCATTGTTCTCGTTTAATTCAAACCCAGGCATCAAGTTACCGTCATCGTCGTATGCTGGGTATTTCAGTGCATAATCAGCTCGTGCTTGTGCTGTCATTGCTGTTACTTGATCTTGACTTAATGGCCCGACTGCTGTGGCTGCAATTGGCTCAGATAAAATATCACCTGCAGAAACTCCACGTTGAATTGGGGTAGCCCCAACTTCGATATATCGTTGTGCTTGTGTACTATCTAAATTCGGGGTTGTTGGCAGTACCGGGTTTAAATCAACTGGCGCAACGGTTCCTTGATTATGGTAAGGGTAAGGTTCGTGTGTAGGGGCTCTAGTTACAATAGTTTCAAGAGTTCCGGGTTTTACAGTCCATCCTTGACCATTGACATACGCAACATCAGCTAATGAATATGGTGCCACCACTGGCATTTTAGCAACCGGTATTGATTGTGCGCCGTTGAGATTAATTACTTTTCCGGAGAAATTTAATGCGCTAGAAGTTTTCCAACTGCCCACTTTGCTTTCAAGAGCCAGTGAACCAACGCTGCTAACCCCCACTGATCCTTTGCTGGACAACAGAGTATATTTCTCGGACCCAATCATTAAACTTTCGGCGCTTTCAATCAACGTTGTTTTTTTACTCTTCATGCGTATAGTTCCGCCGGAATACATGTTAATACCTTGGTCAGCGTGAAAGTTTAAAACTCCCTGTGTTCGTAAATTGATTGAATTTGTTGAGTATACGTCTACAGTGCCGGCCTTGCCAAACTCCAGCCAGGTTTGACCATTAGCATGCGTGATGTAAAAACAATCGCCGTCATCGCTCATGGTAATCTGATGACCTTTAGCAGTACGAATACGAACTAGTGTATCAGCTCCATCAATGTCGCCATCGTCCATAACAAATGTGTGACCACCTTGACGACCAATAACTGCGATGTCTTGTAGTTTGACCTGGCCTTTTTCAATTGCAGTTTTTAGTGTTTTGTTGCTATACCCACCTTGGTAGATAGGCTTCCCGGGTGTTGAAATTCCATAGCAGTTGCTTGGACTCTCTCGCTGGCTACTACTTTTAATTGGACCTCGGATAGGATCCTTATCTAGACCTTGTTGAATTAATATGCCTTCGACTGTGCTTTGCACTGGCTTCTTTTGCTCAAAGAATCTAGGGTTATCTGTAAACTTAGGATCAATGTCATTGATTTCAGTTACCGCCGCAGCCGAGACACCATTGAGCAATTTTTTTTGGGAGTCGTTGTTTGTTTGGTAGTTTGAGCTTGCCCCGATTGCTGGGATCATGTGGTTTAAACCATCCTCGGGCAAGCACCCAAGGTAATAACCACCCACTGTGGGATCACCGCCTACAAAGAAACACAACACTCGTGTGCCAAGTTCCGGGGGCGTAAACCACATGCCATAACTGTTTCTGTTTCCTGGGTATGTGCCTGCTCCGGCATTACCGCTTTGTTTAGTAGCTCCGTAAAATGGCGTAATATATCGCACGGTTCTCCAAACAGTGGGATCGTCAAGCACAGGAGTACCGTCTACATTGGTTGCACCGAACTGTTCAATCCAAACTTGTAGTCTTCCCTGACGTGTGTTATCTACGTTGTTGACTACCACTCCGATATACGGTCCCATTTCCGCTGGCATACCGCCGCGGTCAAATTGATATTCCTGTGGTCTTCCAGTACTTCTTTGTATATTCTCTGCCATTGTATTCTACCTTTATTGGTCTTTAACTATTAATTGTGTGCCAGCTCTGATTCCAGGTGCTGCAAAATTTGCTGCATTATTAGTACCAGCAGCAAAAGATGCCTTTGCTGCTTCTAATGCAGCAGCCGGGGTGGCGCCGTTTCGTCTTGCTTGTATATACACAGGACTTGCTTGCAGTTGAGTTAATGACGGATTGTCTGCTTGCACTGCTGGTTTTAATATCTGCTCAACTCCTTTGGCCAGACTTGATGTTGGCGTAGGATTTGTCACAGAAGACCGTAATGTTTTTGCAAACACTGGTGCAACAGTTTTTGTTGCTGCTGCGGCTGTAGATGTAGCAACCGGAGATATATCGGTAGTTTCAACATTTTTCGGAGGAGTGGTATACGGCATTAGACTACCGTCAATAGTCTGAGTAAATTTTCCCTTGCTGAAAAAACTAGTCACCGCAGTAGCAAGATAAGTTCTTAAAATCTTAGAAACTCCAGATTTTCGAGTTGAATAGGCTTGCTGTGATACAACATCAGTTTTCCCCCACTTTGGCTCAGTTATTCCGGTGAGTATGTTATAATCCTCTGGCTTGTTATAACCAACTTCAAATAAAATTTGTTGACTATCAAAGTTGATTGTGCCATCTGCTAAGAATGGTCTAAAATAGTTAACATCATTTTTGGCAAGTGCAAAAAAAGTCTCACCTTGTTGTAGCCAGGCTGGGTCGCCCACAATAGATATTTGGCACGATCCTAGATCGCTTGGACTGTACAACTGATCTGCTGCATTAGATCCTGGTTCGTTAGTTTTGCCCTCGGCACCCATGCTAGACTGGCCACTAGCAGTCTGATATTGGAATCTCAAATAATCAACTGCATTAGCAGGTCTGTCACTCAGGTCTTGCCCTGACATTACAATATAATACAGATAATTGAAATTTTCTTCGTATTCCAACACACTATCATTTTGTCCTGTAAACCAATATCTATATTGTTTGTGTGCTCCAGTTTGCATCGGTGTGTTAAAATAAGGCGAGAACAGTTGAGATATTTTATATGGAGAAACAATGTATGTTATTTTATAAGCATAATCGTTTCTCAACTTGTCAAACTGATCCCATTTTGGTTCTACTTTAAACCCAATTTTATACCAAGCTGTGTTTTTTAAATTTATGTTGGTTCGTTCTTCTTTGCCGGTCTTTTCATTGATGCTGACCACCTGCTGATCTTTGATGTAAGAGCTATTGCGTAATAGAGTATCAATAAACTGCACAATTTGCATTCCAGCAGTGGCGCCTTGCACACGACTGTTGGCATCCATGCTTTGTTTTGCACCCAACATCTGATCGCCTGCTGTGCCCGGTGTGCTCATCGAAGTTGTGCTTTTATTCACTGATCCCGGATTGATAATTTTTGCAGAAGCAAGACTGTCAATTGCAAATTCAATATTGTATTCGTCTGGATATGTTACAACCTTGTCTTTAACTAGATCAAGCTGAAACTGATTTAATGCTGCCATTAGGCCAGACCTTACAGTTTTCTTGGCTGAGTTAGCAGCATCAGCTTTTGGTGGCGCTGACGCTGCGGCGGCTGCTGCGTTTGCTGCTGCCAATAATCTATTTGTCTCTGCAGAACTTTGATTGGTTGCTGCCGTGATACCACGGAGTCGTCCTCCTACTGCGGCGCCACCACCTGTGGTAGCAAATCCTGTATTTGTAGGACTTGTTCCGTTGGTATTGTTATTGGTACCAGAGCTTACTGCGGTTTGTCCTTCTGCATACACAATCGGACCTGCTAGAATATCTTTGAGTGTTTGGCCGCTCAGTTCCATGTTAAACGGAATTGTTCCTCGAGCAGCGCCAGCAGCAACATAATAAGGAATAGCTGAAGCCTCAATTTGATACTCAACTAGTTTGTTTTGTACCTTGAATTTTATATTGGAGATTTGCAATGGATACCATTTCTCAACAAACGAGTTGGGGTCGCTAGTTTGATTCGGGTTATTAACGCCTCCTCTGACTAAATTTCCTTGCTCGTCGTAGCCATAGAATCTCACTACCAATAGATATACCTGTGCTGCAATATTAGCATCAGATTTGCCGCCGCCAATGAACTGTTGCACTGCCGCTGACATATTGTCAAGAAATGTAATTCCATTAGGCTCGATGATGGTCATTTTAACATCACTCACATTGTGAGCAAGACCTGTACCTTTGCATGCAACAAAACTTTTTAGTTCGATATTTTCAATGTAATAATCGTATTTGAATGCTGAATCTCTGTCACTAGTGTTTGTTCCGCCCGATTGCACCAACAGAGGTGCGTTCCCTAGAAAACTTTTTTCTCTAGTGTTGGCCATTCGTTGATACGTGTCTTTATTCATTAGATACAACGAAGCTTGGTAGGTGTAACTTGAATATTGATCTAAAATATTGGGCTGAGGTTTTACATCTCCAAAATTAATTGAATTAAGTTCAGACACTGTGGAGTTTGTGCTAGAGCCTGTGCCGGTTCCTGCCCCGGTGTTAGGCCTACCAGAATCGTCACCTGCTGCTCCTACGCCAGCAGTGCCTCCAGGAATTGCATCGGCAGTGCCCGTTGCCTGCGCTGCTGTTGGGCTGCCTTGGCCTCCGCGACCTGCACCTGCACCTGCACCCGGTGCACGAACCGGCCCTGGACTTTGTAAATTAGATCCAGGAGCTGTACCCTGAGTTTCGGAATATTTTCTAATAGGAGCATCAGTTCCACTATCAACATTGTTAGCAGAAACTGGCTGAATAGCAGTAGTCCCCGAAGTAGTGTCCGGTGGTGTTTGTATCCTGCCATTTTTTAAGATCTGTGGACCGGCCGATGGATCTTGTGTGTTGGCTTTTTCTCCGTATCCAGCTTGGTCATCCTGGACTACCTTGCCTGCACTAGTTGATTGGCTGCGTAGTTGTGCTATTTGCTGACTTATCGATGCTAATTCGGCATCAACTTTTGCAAGTTGTGAACGTAATTTTGCTAGCTCAGCTGTTGCACCAGGTAAATTATTTTTGGCTCGCAGTTCCTGGGTGCCAATGTCAAGTATTAGTAAATCTCTGTCAACTTTAAGGTTGGCCTGTTTATTAATTAGGTCTCGCAGGTTAGACATGTTAGAATCCCAAGGTTTGTTTTAGAGTAGTAATCTTAGGCAAATAAATTAGTGTACCTATTTTAAAGTCCAGCGGAGGGGCCTGTAATGTGTTGGGGTTGCGTTGATAAAATACCCACCATAGAGTAGATGTCTGATACAGATCGTACGCCAACAAGTCAGGTCTATATTGATAAGTTTCTGTAATGACCCACTCAAGATCGTCTTGTAGTTTAGGAATAGGTCGATTGACCATAACATCAAGATAAAATTGTGTATAGCTAGTGTTAAAATATGCGCTAGTTGAATCGTAATTTGCTGCCATTACCAGAACCCGCCTTTCAATAAGTTTCCATTCGAAAAGCCTTTGAGACTGAACTGTGTGCTAACTTGTTGTCTACTTTGCATAGGTAATAATGTAATAGCTATTTCCATTTTAGTAGGAACATAAGTTGGTTCTTCAATTTGTGATCCACTGGGCGCCGCTGGATTGGCCTGGGCACCTTGGAACAAGCCAGCATTTAACAATCTGTTGATTCCGTAACTCAATGGATTTCCTGGAATAGTAGTTCGAGTGCGGTTGTCTAACAAATTAGTTCCTACGTTTAACAGGCTACGAGCTCTTATGTAATCAACATCAGGTGGCAACGTATAGTTGAACTGACTGACCACACATGGATGCTCATTGAATTGATATGTACCAAGTCCGCTTAAAAATACCAAGGGTGGTGGTGATCCTAGTTGTGCATCCTGTCCATAAAACATTTTTGTCACACTGCGGAAGAAATGTATCACTGCTAACAAATAGTTAGCCTCGTTAGTATCCTGAGCAGTAAAAGTGCAACGCATGTTCACTGCGTCAATATAACTGTTGTGATAAAAATATCCACGATAGTTCGAATGTGTTAGATCGTAAGAAGTATAATTTGCTTTGTACGCTGTTTCGATCGCCGGAGTGTAGGGGAAAATTACGCCGTCGGTGCCTTGTTTAGCCGACAGTGGTGCTAAAATACCAGCGCCATTGGGATCATTATATAGGTATGTTGAGTTTGGCGCCAATCTCAACTTCACTCGCCAATCTGTGCTTTGCGCTTTGGTTTGTGTTTGGTTTCTCAGTGTCTGTTGCTGTCTTGCTTGCTGTACTAAGTTAGTAACATTAATATTTGTCAGTGTCCCTGGAGTACCTACTATAGTGTTAGGTGTAGATGACGTCTGAATTGCATATGGCGATGCAGCTAATTCTGCAGGGCTAATAGTTGGTGTTTGGGTCTGGCGCCCTTCGGCGGCTAGCCTCGCAGCTTCAAATGGATCTTCATCAGGGTTTACTGCACCGGGAGTTTGAGTAGTAGATGCATCAGTGCTAGCAATAATTTGATTATCGGCGGCCAGCTGGTCGTCGGTGTCACTTAATGCCGCCTGGTTTGCAACTATGTTGTTAGTTGCTTCAGCAATAGTAGCCTGATTCGCAGCAATTTGTGCATTAAGAGTTTCGCGTTGAGCGTCTGACAAATCAGGATCCAAGAGATTTTGTTGCATCTCTTCGATATTCTTATTTGCGTCGGAAATAACTTTCTCATTGGCAACCAACGAAGATTCTATTTCTGCTTTGTTGGCCAACAATTCCTGACGGCTTGCCACAGCTTGATCGTAATTAGACACAGTCGGCGATGCAGGATCAACTGAACTGTTTAGTGATTTTGCCTTGTTGGCTTCAATACGATTAATTGCGTCAATTGTAGCTTGGTCCGTATCGGTAAAAGAGTTAACAAACGCTGGATTGACATTTCTTACAAGCTGTTTATCTTCTGCGGCAGTTAATATGTTTAATCCATAAGCATCAACTTCTCTAGGTGTGTTAATAGGAAGACCAGTTGCTTTGTCCACAGCGTTAGTTGAGTTTGGGTCAGTAGTAAACAAACTGGTAGCTTTAGCAGTTAGAGACGATGCTGTAGCTGGATTGAATCCTAATGCAGCGGCGCTCGAGGATACCAAGTTATTAGTGTTTAACTTGCCAAGGCCGGAAATAGCACCGGTTGCTGCGCCAAGTATGCCGGCAGCTTGTCCGCCTACGCCGGCTACTTGTTGTGTTGCTTGTGCTATTTGTGTTAATGGATTTTGAATTCCGAAAGCACTAGATGCTGCATTAACAGCCGGTGCTATTTTGTTATAGGCCGATAGCCCAGTTTGAACGGCGCTGTTTACTGTTGATACCGCCGATGTCACAGTGCTGGCCAGGCTTTTAATACTGCTTAATGAAGGAAGTGAACTGGTCAACGAACTAATATTAAAGTCTGACACACTAGGAATAGAGCTTAATATAGACCCAGGATTGAATGTATCAAACCAAGAAGCACTGCCGGCAAAACTGCCTATTTCCCCAAATCCGCCCAGACTAGGAATGTCAAAGCTGGGAATCTGAAATGCATCAAGGCTTGGGATCGAGCTCATGAACTCGGTGCCAAAGTCAGTGACCGCAGATCCAAGGTCTGCTGCAAAATCAGTGATTCCACCGATTGCCCCACCTAAATCAAATGCATCAAGTCCGCCGCTCATATTATTGTTCTCTTAGTAAATTCTGTCTAACTCATTGATGTCAGTTTCTTGAGTGGCATGCACACAATAAAACACACACTCTGTAATGGTGTAAAAAGCTATTCTTGTATTTGCAGGAATCACATACGTTGCCGGAGATGAAAAACGAGTCTTAGTTTCTCCGTCGTCCATGAGTAACTCTCCGTGTGCTAATATAGCAACGTGAGCATCAGGGGTCCTCTTTGAATAAAATTTAATATTCATTGGCACAAACGTAGACTTAATATACACACCATCGCTTTGAATGTGCTTGACCTTAGAAACGCTGGCAAAAGGCACACTCTTGGGCCCAGTGTCTTGCAGTTGTTCGGAGTCGTTGTAGTTTTCTTGCATAGCTTTATTTACCCAAATCAATATCTGGTCAGTTTATCTAACTGTTGACAACTAGTACTTTTGTGTTATAATAAGTAATATCTAATAGGAGATTTCCCTGTGTCTGACACACCTGCCCCAACACTAACAAGAACACCTGCCAAGGTCAATTACCTTAATAACCGCGACATTTTAAAAGAAATTCATTTAAGCAAGAACACATATTGCTGGTATCAAGACCGTGCTAACGATCATCAATACGACATTATTTTACCAAGTCTTAGTAAGATTAATCAGCGCACTATTGCTGAAGCACGCCGCAACAGAGCCGACCGACTCAAAAGAGAAACCGGGGAAGTGCAAAACGAAAAAAAAATCCTGCACACAGATCTAGTGTTTCGTATCACATGCTGGGATCATATTCCTTCTGCGCCCAAAAAGCCCCTTAAAACACAAGCAAAGAAAAAGAAAATCGAAGACATTCTAGAGTTTGATGAACCAACAGAGTTAGATGATGGTCTAGACGAGCTACTTGATTCTGAGCCTCAGGTTGTGTCCAAAATGCGCCTAAACTTTCCGCCATTTGAACACTACCGATTAGACGACGACAAGGTTCCACAACTTGTGGGCCGTAGCCACTGGAAAGGCGATTTGAAAACCGGGGAGTTTTCCAAGGACCACGGTAACATGACCAAAAAGCTGGCGCTGATGTTTATGAAACTTTGTGAACGCTATGCCACACGCTCTAACTGGCGCGGCTATACTTACAATGAGGAAATGCGTGGACAAGCTCTTTTACAACTTAGTCAAATTGGTCTACAGTTTGACGAATCCAAAAGTCAGAACCCGTTCGCTTACTATACCGCTGCTATCACTAATAGTTTTACACGAATTCTTAACATCGAAAAGAAAATGCAGAACATCCGAGATGATATCTTGGAAATCAATGGATTGAACCCATCATGGACAAGACAAAACTCAGGGTCTGGCGGGTCTGGCGGTGCCTACATGTCCGGAGCAGTTGTTTCTAGTTATAGTGAATAAAAACACTACCACTGCTATAGTGTTCAACAGTGGGTCCTACGGGACCTACCTTGAATGGTGTCTTACTACATTAGTAAGCAATGGCGATATTCAAGAACCATTTACTACCGTTGGGAATAGTCATGCATTCCACGGCAAACATTTAATCAACATGCAAGGATGGCGGCGCTACATTAATAGTGGCTCTCGTTACAAGTTTGTCAGGCTACATCCAAAAACAACAAAGGATGAACGCATTGTGTCTAACTTAGCCGAGATTGGCAAAGATGCACAATCCATTGTTTATCTTTATCCTGATCAGGACAGAATCTTGTTGGGCATTAATAATTTTTTCTTTAAGATATGGGACAATTGGTTGGCTCGACAATTTGATGAAGAAATTGACTTGATGAAAATTTATAGCAATTGGCCAGTTCCGATTGGTACCCAGTTAGATCAAATTCCAGTCTGGGTCATGCGTGAATTTTTAAGTTACTATTTGATGCCAGCTTGGTTTGACCAAATTGAGTGGGACCGTCAATCAGAGCATCAACTCCCAAACTTAATGCGGATCACGGTTTCCGAACTGCTATTCGATTTTGAAAATACATTATCGAAAATCAAAGACTTTTGTAATCTTAACTACCAAACGCCAATTGAACAGCTAGTCCCATTCCATAAGAAAAATTTACAATTGCAACAGTACATAGACCACGATCGGATTTGTAACAGTATTATCGAATCGACTCTAACAAATACCGAGCTTGAGTGGTCTCCGTTAACGTTACCTAGCGAAGTGTGGATCCAATGGGAATTGAGAAACCGCGGACTCGAAATTCGATGTCATGGACTTGACATATTCCCAACCAATAGTATACAATTAAAGGAACTACTATATCCTGTATGAATCTATTTAAAAAAGCTGCAATCTTTACCGATATCCACTTTGGTTTGAAGTCAAACAGTACCTTGCACAACGAGGACTGTTTGGCGTTTGTCAAATGGGCTACGCAAAAAGCAAGAGAGGAAGGTTGCGAGACCTGTTTGTTTCTTGGGGACTGGCACAACAATCGTGCCAGCTTAAATTTAGTCACACTAAACTACAGCCTACAAGCACTGGAACACCTCAATGACAATTTTGAACGTGTGTATTTTATCCCTGGTAACCACGATTTATACTATCGCGATAAACGTGACATTCAAAGCGTAGAATGGGCAAAGCACCTCCCTAATGTGGAAATCTGCAATGATTGGTTCAGCGACGGTAATGTCACTATTGCTCCTTGGCTATGTGGGGACGATCATAAGAAACTGGCCAAACTAAAAGGTCAGTATTTGTTTGGGCACTTCGAGCTGCCCGGTTACTTAATGAACGCTATGGTGGAGATGCCAGATCATGGGGAATTGCAAAGAGATAGTCTTGGGGGATTTGGGCATGTGTACACTGGGCACTTCCACAAGAGACAAACTAAAAAGAATATTACCTACATCGGTAATGCGTTCCCTCACAATTATGCAGATGCTGGCGACGACGAACGAGGACTCACTATACTGGAGTGGGGAGGAGAGACTACTTTTCATGCTTGGCCTGCTCAACCGACCTATAGGGTTTACGGGCTCGCCAACCTTATTGATAACGCTGCAACTCTTCTTAAGCCCAAAATGCATGTTCGTGTCAATCTAGACATTGAGATCAGTTACGAAGAAGCCAACTTCATCAAAGAAACATTTATCAAAACTTACGAACTTCGTGAGATGGCACTAATTCCTAACAAGGCAGCAGGTGTAGACGAAGACATGGCGCCAGGAGAAATTAAGTTTGAATCTGTGGATCAGATTGTTACTGACCAACTTACTAACATCGAGTCTGACTTCTACGACAATAAATTACTGCTCCAAATCTATCGGAACCTATGATCAAATTTAAAAATTTAACTGTTAAGAACTTTATGAGTGTAGGCAATGCCACACAAGGTATTAACTTTGACCGCAATGACCTAACACTAGTACTAGGCGAGAACTTGGACTTAGGTGGCGATGGCTCTCGAAACGGTACAGGCAAGACTACTATTATCAATGCGTTAAGTTATGCACTTTACGGCAACGCCTTAAGCAACATCCGAAAGGATAACTTAGTAAACAAAACCAACGGCAAGAACATGTTAGTGAGCCTGGAGTTTAGTGTTAACAACAAAGAATATAAAATCGAACGCGGTCGTAAGCCAAATGTTTTAAAGTTCTATGTGAATCACGAAGAACAAACAGCAACAGACGAAGCACAAGGCGAGAACAAAGAAACACAAGAAGCAATTGAGCGTATTCTAGGCATGAGCCACGACATGTTCAAACATGTTCTTGCACTTAACACATACACCGAACCGTTTCTAAGTTTAAAAGCCAATGATCAACGAACTATCATCGAACAGTTGTTGGGCATTACGCTACTTTCAGAACGTGCAGACAAGATCAAAGAACTAAACAAACAAACCAAAGATGCTATTTCTCAAGAAGAGTTCCGCGTTAGAGCCGTACAAGAAGCAAACTCTCGCATCGAAGAACAAATCGAAAGTCTAAAGCGTCGTAGTGGACTGTGGCAAAAGAAAGTTGATAGCGACCTAGCATATTTGGCAGCACAGTATGACGAATTGGCAAAAATTGATATTGAAGTCGAATTGCAGTCTCACCGTGACTTAACCGTTTGGAATGTAAAGAAACAACAGGCTGATGCTTATAACGCACTGGTTGCTAGAGAAACGGCATGGAGGCAAAAACACACAGCAGAAGTGGCAGCAGCCGGACGTGCTTATTTAGACAAAAATCGAATCAACATCGAAACTGAGCTATCGGCGTGGGCAGCGTTAACTGCATACAATCAAAAAGCCAAAGACATTGCAGAGTTAGAAAAACTCATTGCTCGCTGTGTTGCAGACGAAGCTAAAGAAACCAAACTTGTAGATAAACTCCGAGCGGAAGTTGAAGAACTAAAGAATCACAAGTGTTATGCTTGCGGGCAAGACTTTCACGACACCAATCATGAGTCAGTGTTGGCAGCAAAAGAAAAAGCTCTACAAGAAGCAGCTCTTCAATTACTTGCTACCAACACCCAGTGGATCGAAAATACAGATGCACTAAAAGCATTGGGCGAGCTAGGTACAAAGCCGTCAACACACTACAAAACAGAAGCTGAGGCCATTCGTCATTCTAGTGAACTCGACAGTTTAAAGGCAGCATTGGATTCCAAAGAAGCAGAAACCAATCCATTCTCAGAACAACTAGACGAATTGGAAGCTGTAGTTGTGCCGCCGCAACCTGCAACACATTATGACACCGAAGCAGAAGCAATTGAACATCGTAGTCGAGTAAACAACTTATTGGATCAAATTGCCAAGAAGGGCGACGAGAAGGATCCGTATACAGAACAAATTGACGAGATGCAAAAACAAGCTCTTCAAACTGTAAACTACGACACTATCAATGAACTGACTCGTGTGCAAGAGCATCAAGAATTCTTGCTCAAGCTGCTAACTTCCAAGGATAGTTTTGTTCGCAAGAAGATTATTGATCAGAATCTGAGTTATCTCAATCAACGTATGACACATTACTTGGATCGCATTGGCTTGCCGCACACTGTGAAGTTTAACAACGATCTTTCAGTGAGTATTGAAGAACTGGGCCGCGAACTGGACTTTGATAACTTGAGTCGAGGTGAAAGAACACGACTAATCTTGAGTATGAGCTGGGCATTCCGTGACGTATGGGAATCACTGTATCATCCTATCAACCTGCTGTTCATTGACGAACTCATGGACAATGGTTTAGACACACAAGGTGTAGAAAACGGCCTGAGCTTGTTGAAACACATGAGTCGAGAACGACACAAGTCAATTTGGTTAGTGAGTCACAAAGACGAACTTGCTGGGCGTGTGGAGAATATTCTCAAAGTGGTCAAAGAAAACGGCTTTACACAGTATAATACAGATGTAGACATAACATGACATTAGCAACCTGGCACTTCCACATCGAGATATCTAGCAAATGCACATTGGCATGCCCTCGATGTGCTCGTCAAGAAGTACCCGAAGGACTTGTTAATACAGAGTTAGATCTAGAATTTTTTAAACGCAACTTCACTCCCGAATTTGTAAAGGCAAATGTAGAGAAGATCACATTTTGTGGCGATGACGGAGATCCTATTTACGCTCATGATCTAATTCCAGTAATTCAATATCTCAAAGATATCAAGCCTGTGGAAATTGTGATCATCACCAACGGGTCACACAAGAAGCTCACCTGGTGGCTTGATTTAGGCAAGGTCTTAGACAGCGACGATACTGTGCATTTTAGCATAGACGGATACGATAACGATAGCAACAACTTGTATCGTGTTAACAGTGATTATGATAGCATCATCGCAGGATTACAAACATTGCGAGCTACTAGCCATTGTAAAATTGTATGGGCAGCAATTGCATTTAAGTTCAATGAGCACAAGTTGGAATTCATGCAGGAGTTTGCAAAACAACTGGGTGTTGATGTGTTTCAACTGACCAAGAGCACAAAGTTTGGTAGTGTGTATCCGTCCTATGGCTCTAGCGATCCGTTACAACCTAGTGTACAATATGTTAGTAGCAGTCACAGATTTGAACGAGACGTTGTACCATTATCTGAACGCAGCACCTGGACAGAAATACCATTTACAAACAACAAATTATTCCATCAAACCAAAAGTCGTAATGGCGTAACACCGTTATGTGAAATAGGCAATAAAGGATTGTATGTTGATGCCCGTGGTAGGTTATTCCCGTGCTGTTGGGTAGCAAATAGATACAATCACAATTCCGACTGGCAAAGAATAGCAAACAACTTCAACTTAAAAACAAGAACACTAACCGATGTATTAGCAGATCCTTTCTGGGCAACTGAGTTTCAAACATTCAAGTGGCAGGAATGCCAAACCAAATGCAAAAGCTCATTAGTGGACGAAAAATACGCTACTTTGTGGTAATCATGATAACTATCATACATGACATGGACTTATCAAGATCAACTAGTTTTAGAACTACCCGAAGAGTGTGTGGGGTTTGTCTACATGATTACTAACATCACCAATAACCGTAAGTACATCGGTAAAAAACTAGCAAAATTTTCTCGAACAACTCAGAAAACAGTTAAACTAAAAAACGGCACAAAGAAAAAGAAAAAGGTTCGAACCAAAGTTGATTCAGACTGGAGAGACTACTACGGTAGCTCGCCTGAACTAACCAAAGATGTAGAACTGTTAGGCAAAGACAATTTTAAAAGAGAAATACTTTATTACTGCGCATCTAAATCAGAGTGCAGCTATATCGAAGCAAGAGAACAATTTTCACGCAAAGTACTAGAATCAAAAGATTGGTATAACGGACACATTCAAGTTCGTGTGCATGGTAGTCACATAATCAACAAAAAATTATAATCGTGTATGTCAAATAACAACATAGTTGCAATTAGATCTCTGCAATGCCCAGATCATGCAATTAACATTCCGCCAACTGTTATAAGTATCAATTGGTTTTTAGGAAAACGTTGCAATTATGATTGCAGTTATTGCAGTCCGCATATTCACGATGCGGTTAGCCCATTTATCAATCAAAAGTCTGCTATAGAGTTTATAAAAAATATTTCTAACAACGTTAAAAATAAAAACCAACAGATTAAATGGATCTTCACCGGTGGTGAACCGTTTATCGATCCTGGATTTATTCCACTACTAAAAACAATAAATCTCACAGGTGTGTCTACCCAAGTAAATGTGGTCACTAACGGTAGCTTACCTCTTTCAACATATCTCAGCGTTGCCGATCTGCTGACTGGGATAACAATTTCTCTACACCCCGAGCGTAGTGATAAAGAAATCGATCAAACCATTGACAAAATTATTGCATTAGCAAAATCAACATCAACCCAAATTGCTGTAAATTTAATGTTTGCAACCGGTCGCATTGACCGTTATCGTCAGATCATTGATCTTCTGAGAGAAAACAATATCTGGGTCGTGCTACGGAGAATTACCTGGGCAGCTGACGAACCCACGTTGTTACCGTTTGTTAATAACACCGACGATAAAAAATCTCGTGAATTGCAAACGATCCCGATACAATCAATTTTAAAACAAAAATATCAAGACTCAACTGTTGAACTTGTTCCTGAATCTTACTATACTCCTGATGAACTAAAGTTGCTAGTAGAATTCAACAGCGATGCAAACTGGGTCAACGCCGGGATTTGGCATAACGACAACAGTTATAAAGAAGTAAACACAGATTTAATTGTAGCAGAGTCTAAAAATAAATTTAAAAACTGGATTTGTTTCGCTGGTGTGGATCAACTACAGGTTGAGTTTGACGGGTCTATATATGCCGGGCTTTGTTTAAACAACGGCCCTATTGGACATATATCAGATGTTAATATAGGAACAGCCACACAGCCAACAATTTGTCAACGTAACAGTTGTACCTGCAATACCGATATTGCAGTCCGAAAAGCAGCATCAGCTGAGTATCTTCATTTGGTATCATGACTTCAGATAACTTCTGTAATTTCCCTTTTATGGCAGTGGATCGTCACCACCAAAAGTACGCACCTTGTTGCATGAATCAAACTTTTAATAAAATAAGTTTTAGCAGCATCAACGAGTACTGGAACAGTACAGAATTATCAGAGTTAAGAAACAGTTTTTTACAAAATCGTCGAGATCCAGGGTGCAGTACCTGCTGGAAACTTGATGATAACAACAAACCAAGTCTTAGACTAGAATCGTTAACCCGACAACTACACGAGCCATCTAAAATAACACAGATAAAATTAATCACTGGCAAAACATGTAACATAAGTTGCATGAGTTGTTTTAGCACCGTTAGCACAACATACGAAAATCTTTGGAAGAATAACACAACCTGGATTATGCCAGAGAAAAAACAGAAAGATATGTTGTATGATTGGGCAGCAGATCAATGGATACGAGAGAATCACGAACAACTAGAGTATATCGACGTCCTCGGCGGGGAACCGTTGTTTAGCAAGGATTTCTTGTGCCTTTTGGATTTTTTAATAGATAATCATGCAGCAGAACACATAACACTATTCATAATAACAAACGGAACCATTGTAAACAAGCAGCTTATTGCCAAAATTAAAAAATTTAAAAAAGTGGTATTCACTGTGAGTATAGACGCAGCCGGAAAAGCAAACGACTATATTCGATGGGGTAGCAACTTTGATCAAATTACTGACAACTTAAAATCACTCAACGACATAACAGACATAAGTATTTTACCAACAATATCAGCACTAAACATTCATAGAATTCACGAACTTTACGATTTTTGTAGCAAGCACAATTACACAATCAACAATATTAACTTAGTAGCATTTTGGCCACAACTTGACCCAAAAAATCTACCAGACCTCTTAAAATCAAAAGTAGACTCAAACTTTAGATCACTAGTCGACGGACCAGGCAACACAGATTCATTGCTTAATTTTATCAAGCAATGGGACAATCAACGTAACACCAGCATCGTAAATTACATGCCCGAATGGGCAGAAATTATAATCTAAATCAAGCAGTTATGGCCCGCACAAGCCAAGATCGTGTGCCCTAGACCTGGATCTCGGATCACAGGGACGGAAGACTCACCGCGCTAGTGAGCACTCAGCAACTATCCTTGACAGGACGAAGATCGCAAATTGCCGCGGTTTTGCTGTTTGAACAGAATTTAAAAGGCTAAAAAGACGCTACCGTGGGGTAGCACGTTTGTATAATGTGTTAGCGTATGTTATACAAATCGCCGTTGT